TCAACAGCGGCCCAATTGCGGCGGCAACTCCAGCAATCGCAAGAATTGTATTCTGGGCTCCGTCACTCAAACCACGCCACCATTCAATTGTTGCTTTGACTTTCTCCGACATCCATTCAACAATCGGAACTAATTTCTTTCCAATCTCACGCCCAAGATTTTTGATGTCATCCCAAAGAATCCCCATTTGGGCACTGAAAGTCTGCATTTGATTGTTTGAAACTTCTTCAGTGGTTCCACCAGCATCTTCGAGTTCTGACGTATACTTTGAAATGGCTTCACTGGTTCCCAACAATGGAAGAATGATTCCTTGAACACGAGCATCAAAACCGAGCATGTCCAAAGTTGCCGCTTTGACTTCGGCACTCATTCCTTCAGTGATCTTTTCCAATTGGAAAACAACATTTGCCATGTCGTTCATGTTTCCTTGTGCATCGAAGACTTCAAAACCAAGTGCTTTATGAGCGGCTTTGTTTTCGATGGCAGACTTGGAAAGCAATCGAAGCATTCTGTCCAATCCGTTTCCGGCAAGTTCCGCTTTTATCCCTTGATCAGCCATAGCCGCAAGAACTGCAACACCCTGTTCAGCAGGTATTTCAAAAGCGGCAAGAGCGGCACCGGCTTTACTTGTGAGAGCAGTTGAAAATTGTTCAACGGAAGCATTCGCCAATTGATTGGCTCTAACTAACATATCGGACAACTCAATCATGCCTTCAAGATTCTCAGCGGCATCAGCCGAAGTCATCTTCAGAGCAGATTGAGCATCAGTCAAAAGATCAGTCGCCAAAGCCATGTCAAACATTCCAGCAGTGGCGAATTTTTGAACAGCAGGAAGAGCGGCAATTTGCTGTTCAACACTCAGACCAGCAGAAGCCAGAAAGAAATATGATTCGGCTAAATCTCTGGCAGATTGTGGGCCCTGAGTTGAAAGAGCGATTGCAGTCTCTTCCATTTGTTGACGTGTGGCATTTCCCCAATCAGTAATGATTGCGGTTGATTGAGTCATAGCATCATCGAAAGATGCAAAAGCGGCAACGGATGCAGTAGTACCAGCAACAATTGGAGCAGTCACATACAATGACATAGACTTTCCAATCCCTGTCATGGCTGATCCAACTGATTTCATCTTGGCTCCGACCTTAGCGGCGAAACCTTCGACTTCTTTTTCAGCTTCTCCAAGTTGCTTTTTGAGAGCTTTAGCATCAGCAGAAATTCGAAGAACTAGATTTTCAATTTCAGTTGCCATCATTCACCCTCAAGATGATCTTTGGGATTCAAACCAACAGCACTCAACCACATGGATTGGGCTTGTTGTAATTGTTGTGATGAGTTGGATGGTTTCTTTTTATTTGGTTGACCAAACTTCAAAAGAAAATCTTCAACTTTCACCTGATGCGGTTTCTTTGCAATTGTTCTTCGCACTTCAGCCGCAACCAATGCAAACAAATAATCTTCACGATGAAACCGAGTGTGTTCCGTGTAAAGATAACGCTTCCACAAAGTGAATTCGCTGGAAGAGATTCGGCGTTGTGCTTCGTGAAGAGTCATTCCGAGTCGTTCACAAAGCATCAACCACCAAATTGTTTCTCCAGCTTCTAGTCGTTTCCCGCCTTTTCATCGGCCTCATCATCCATGCCAGAGATTTCTTTTGCTTTGTCAAACAAAGCTCCGACAACTCTTGACGGCCATTTCTGAATCGTGCCCATTGGAACAGCGGTTTCCTTGCCTTCATCCGTAACACGGAACAAGCAGGAATGAAGAAGATTGGCTTGCAAACCATCAAAGTTTGTAACTTGTGCATCACCCTTTGAATCAGATTTCATTCGTTTTGAAATGAATGAAATATATGAATCACGAGCCACGCCATCCATCTCACGAAGAATGAATTTTTCAACTTTCTTCGTCTCTGGATTCTCAAGTTCAACATCGATTGTTTGCAATGCCAAACTAAACTTCAAAACTTCTTTGTCACTCATTTTCGTCTCCTAAAAAAAACTAGGCTGATGTGAATACTGGAGCGGATTCAGCACCACCAGTTTGATCAGCACCATCTTGATTACTCACGATGATTGTAACATCAACGGTTGGAATCTCACCTTCTGAAATTTCAGCAGGTGCAAAGCTATCAACAAAACCATAAAACTGAAGAGTATCGCCATTGGCGAACGTCACAGTTATCGATTGGTTGTTGTTGATGTCTGATAGTGCATCATTCCATTCAGCTGGATCATAAATTGCAGAGAACGAAACTTCACCAAGCTCAGTGAGCTTCTTTGGTGCTTTCGTTCTGTATGCAGTATTTCGGTGAGTGGTGACATTAATTTCACCACCACCATTGAGAGCCGGTGGAGTGATCGACACTTCTTGAAGTGTGTTTCCGCCGAGCGAAATAGTTGTGCCCTGTCCATCGAGGACTACACTAGCTAAAGTCATAATAAACTCCTTATGAGACTGTCAACGAAAACAATGCGTTGATCGAAAATTCCTGTCTTCTCCGAACATCATCTTCTTGCCCTAATGCGAAAGCGGAAGTTCTTCGAAGGTTAAACAATTTGTAAGTTGTACTGTTGAAAGTCTTATTCTGATATTTTATCTCATCGATAGCATCTAATACTACTTTGAATTTTGAATAAGCGGTTGGATAGTCTGAAGCTCTGATGAGAATTTGAATTCCGTATTGTTCAGCGTATTGACCATTTCTGGTTGATCTGTCCTGAATTATTCCAGTTGTGTCAAAAATTGCAATTGCATTATCTGGAACCGTTGGCTGATCTGGCATGACTGAAACATATATCGGCCATGAATCAGAAGAAGAGCCTGTTGGAAATATTCCTACAGTCTCATCAATCAAAATCTGACGAACAATGTTTGCCGGTGGATCAGGTATATTTTGAACCATTAGCTCATAGCCTCTCTCAGAATTCTTTGCAGTTCAGCTATATTTTCTCGATAAGCTCTTTCTAAATATTTGGATTTCTCTTTGTGTCGTTCATGAACAAAAACAGCGTAATTTGTATTGAAAGAAATGTTGACTTCTGATTTCAAATTCTTTCTTCTTGTCAGTTTTGTTCGTGCTGAATTTTTCAATGCTCCGGTATCAACTGGAACTCTCAATTGTGCTTCTCGTTTGACGTATAAACCAACACGACTCAAAGCAGTTCCAAGCCGATGATTCAATTTCTCATCATACTTTCGAAGAAGTTTTTTAACTTCATCCTTGCCAAACAAAGTCGCTTCAACTTTCATAGAATCGCAGTCCTCAAAAATTCAGTGGCTTTGAAGTTTGGGAGCTTTTCAAATTTGCGAATCTCCCAAGCATCTCGATCTGTTTTTGGATCGGCTGGTTTGCTTGCTAATTCACCGAGCCAAAGATACCCACCAAGAGCAACATCAGCAGAAACATAAACAACGGCATTGGATGTTTGATCTTCTCCGTTTGCATCCAAAAATTGTTCGTGCTTATCTTCCCAACGAACATCAAGTTGAACAGCGGTTCCCATTGTGGGTCGTCCGTATCCATCGATTCCGGATGGCGGCCAATACACCGCTTTCATCTTGTTAATTTTTGAAATGATGCCCATTATGAATCACTCGTTGTCTTTCGTTCTTTGCCAAGCCAAGTCACACCAACATTGACTCCCTTACCTTTGTCCAATCGAGCCAAGCCGCCATTGGTATCAAGCATCATGGCCTGTTGTCCGTAAGTAGTCAGAGAAAGATTCATTCCAACTTTGGTATCGTAAGAGATACCAACAGAACCGGCTTTCTCTGATTTGGCTCTTGGATCACGAATGGCGTAGAAATGAGCGGAGAGCCATCTTTCGATGTACTCCAAACGAGTTGCCGAATAGGCAGTATCGGGGCCATTGGCACCAGTACACATTTCAGTTACAAGTTCATTGGCAACATTGATGAATGGATCAAGATCAGAATCGGAAACAATTATTGAAGTATCAACTTCAATAATTGCTTTGACGTTTGTTGCATTAGTTCGAGCCATGATCTATTTACCTCATTCAATGTGTGTAATCTTAGCCGAAGTAATCCGAAACAAACGGAAGAACATTCTTCTTTGAAAGTCCCTCTTGATTGATATCTTCGCCATCAATGCAAACAAAGTATTTTCGTTTGCGTTTGAAGATTTTCAAACCGTCTTCGAAGTTCTCAACTTCAAATTGATTTGTCACATCTTCTTCAACGAGTTCTTGTTTTGTTTCTTCTTGAACGGGTTCTTCTTTTGGTTCTTCTTGTTTTTCTTCCGATGGAAATCGAACTTCGATTTCATCAGACACGCTTTCAAATTTTGAACCGAAAAGTGCAACAAGATCAACTTCGGATTCAATTACATCTCCAGCTTGATAAGTTTTTGTTGTGTCCGAATGTGAACCAAGTAAAAGTTTGAATTTCATTTATAGTCTCCCAATAAAAAAGAAAACGGGTGGTGGCGACATAAACACCACCACCCGAAATCAAATCACATTAAGTGTAAGAACCGTGAACGATTCCAGTGTTACCAGCGAAATCTTTTCGCAGTTGAGGAATCATGATTCCCATAACTTTGAAGTTCAATTCCATTCCGCCCTTTGCTTCCCATTGAACTGTTGTGATGTCCATTCCGATAACTTCACGGACAACATCAGAACTTTTCTGAACGAGTAACAAAGTATTGGCAGGCAAGAAATCCAAAGTCTTTGGACGGTCGATTCCTTCAATCTGTCCGATTCGATCACGAAGAGTGATGTCACCTTTAGATTGAGAGTAATCTTCATCCATGTACTGATCCCAAGAAGTCGAGCAGTAGCAGAACCAAGGGCCAAAATGCTTCGCATTCTGACTCTGAGTTTTCATTGCCAAAACCTCTTGAACAGTCGTGGGATGATTGCTTGAACTTGGAGCGGTCATCGTCTTGGTCAAACGACTTGGGAAGTTCGTATAACCGTAGATAGTTCCGCCGCCATAAGCGTAAGAATCACTAACACCGAGAAGAAGATTTTCAGCTTCTTCAGCAACTTTTCGAGCGGCCAATTCAGCAACGGTTGTGTCCAGAGGACTGTTGCCGTTTCGACTTGCCAAAACTTCACGAGCAGAGAATCGGAAATCCTTGTGGATGATTGGCAATGGCAGATTGATCAAATCGTATTCTGGTCGATCAGAATCAGATTGATTTAATCCATCCATAGAAACAGAAGCGGCTGAAATGTCGCTCTGGTTCTGATACTGAAGAACAGTCTTGCCCATTCCATTTGGAATGTTGTACTGAAGTCCAGCGGCTCTCAAGTCAGCAACTGCATTCAATCGCTGTTGAGCGGCTTTCAGAACTACATCATCCAAAGCAATCCATTCATCTTTTCGAAGTGATGCTGGTGCATTGGTAACAATTGACTTTGAACCATTGTTCACAGTCACATAATTTTTTCCATCGTTGCCGATGTATGGTCGAAGAACATGAGGATCGAAGTTGTTTGCCATCAATGTGCTGGCAACATCTCCGCTAGCATGTCCGTTGTAAAGAAAATCAGACATTCGTAATTTCTCCCGATTCGCTAAAGATTAAAGAACGACAACTTTGCAAAGTCCGTTCGATCCACTTGGTGAAACGGCTTCGAGTGCCTTAACTTGGTATGCTGTTTCAGTTCCAGCGGCTTCAACAAACAAACCACTTCCACCACCTTCAACAACAAGTTTGTCAGCAATAGCAATGGTTTCGCCATCCTTGACTAGAACTTGAATGTGATCACCGGCAACAGGTTGATATGCCTGAGCTTTGTCGCCTGAAGCATAAGCATCATCGACAGTTTTGCCCTGAAGACCATCTTCGATTAAGATCGGTTGGATGCCCTGCTTCAGTGCTTCGGCTTGTGTCGATGCCACAGGATCATACTTCCCATCAGCGGCGAGTTCAATCGCCATTCCTGGACTTGCAATCGCATCGAGAGTCACTTCGATTTGATGATTGCCGCCCTTTAGAATGATTGTATTTACAGCCATCATTCAGACTCCTATTAAAAAGAAAATTAAGAGTTGTCGTTTCCAAAATTCATTGTTGGGATTTGCAATGGAGCATCTTCATCATTTGCAACTGGCTTGACGGAAGCTCCGACAGCACCAGCGAAATTTGGAAGAGGCTTTTCTGCATTCTCAACAACTTCAACGGAAGCAAGAGCGGCAAGAGCCTTCAACTCTGAAATTGGTTTGGTTGTTAGGTCGTCGGAACTGAAAATATTCTTTTCGTTTCCAACCACTACATCGATCAATGCTTGACGATCTCGATTGTGACTCTCTAAGCCAGCGAGAAGCATATCACGAATTCCTTCTGGGGCATTCGCAACATATTCTTCAACAGTGAGTTCACCATTTCCAACAACGGCTTCTTCAGCTTCAGCTTCTTCAGCTTCAGCCACTTCTTCAGCCACTTCTTCAGCTACTTCTTCGACAGCTTCTTCAGCTTCAGCCACTTCTTCAACAGCTTCTTCAGAATCATCGTTTGCAACTGGTTGAAGTTTTGCAAGAAAATCTTCACTCAGGCCAAGCAGAGTTTCACGGTCATCAGCATTGAAAGTTGTTGCATCATTATCAATGATTGCATCAACAAGTTCATCTATATGAGCCATAGAATCAACTCCTAAATCTGTTTGGGAATCTGTAGAATCGTTTGCAGTGACTTCTTTGCAAGTCTTCGAATCTATGAGGAATTCCCCTTCATTAAAAAAACAATCGACTTGATACAAACAACCTTCACGATTGAAGGAAATTTGAGAAGTCACCACATTTTCAATTTGAACCTCACCACCGAAAGTTTCTTGAAGTTGATCTTCAAGAGTGCTTTTCTGTTTCTGGTTCAGTTGCAAGAGTCCAGCACCATCAGCAATTGAACAAGCTCCAATCTTATCTGGGAGCAATGCCAGATGATCCGGACGATAATTCCGTGCAACGTGTGTATAAGTTTCACCATTCCATTCACCATCAATGATTTCATTATCAGTGAAAAGTCCGGTTGATAATTCCATCACTTCACCGCTGTTCAAAGTTTCAGCAATTCGTGGATCAACCTTTTCGATTCGATCTTTTTCCAACCATGCTTCAGCACGAAGTTTTCCCGTTTTGAAATCAAAGTGAGTGTTCATGATGACTCCCACTTTTCTATTCGTGATAACATCGGGATCACATGCAGAAATTCCAAGTCCGTTCATTGTTGGATGATACACAACAACGGGTTTGTGATTCCAAACTTCTGGAGTCTTGGCAAGTTCTGATCGTGGATAATAAAGAGAACCGTTTGAACCGTTGTGAACCCCTTCAGTAATCATGACCATTGGGGCAACGATATATTCCCGCCCTTCCATCGTGTCGAATCGAACAGATGAAGCGAGATTGAAAGTTACATTTTGCAAGCTCATATTATTTTAACCCAATAAAAGATTATTAGTTCATTATATAAAATGAGTAACAGTTTCTAAAATTCATTTTTTGGGTTTCTGCTTTTTCCAGAATAAAACATGAGTCCAATATCGAATGAACCCAACCGGCTTATATCCTTCAGCAATCATGAAATCAATGAGCTTGACCACATCCGCATTGAATGGACATCTCACCATATATCTTTTTGGTTGATTGGGTTTTACAAATCTCAATTTCATTGTGGCAACCATCCTTTAACTTTTTCAAACAAACCGCCACCGAATCCACCGAGCTTTGTGATTGCATAAACAACACCGATAAGAATCACTACCCATTTGAGAAGTGAAGCCAGAGCATTTCTTTTGGCGGCGACAGCGTAGGCTTTTTCAGTCTTAGCCTCTTGCTTCTGAACTTTACCTTCCACCTTGGTCTCACGCTTATCGGTTTTGTGATCCCATTTGGATTCTTTTTTGTCCATACGGTCATCGACCTCCTGATTAGGTTCTGGGTCGGCGTATTGGCCGTCCTCTCTGTATCTTTTTCGCTTACCAAATGGCATTAGCTTTTGGCCTTGTTGGGGTTGATAGGTCGATAACTATCTCCAATAACAAGACCAATCACAAGTCCTGCCAACTGGTAAGCCTGATCAGTTGTGATCCATCCGGAGTCTTGTCCGAAAGTCACCATGAAAGCAGTGATGGCAGATGCCAGAAGTCTTTTGGACGCACCGGAGCTCCACCAA